GCGTTCTTAGCAGCATCTTGGACGAAATCAGGTGAACCACCCAATCCCTTACTTGCTTTACCAAGCTGTTCGGCGGCTTGGAGAGCTTGTTGTTGCTGTTGTAACTTCATGCGTTGTTGACGTAAAACCATCATCGACCTCATATCCCGTAAGAGTTCAGCAGACATGCCAGCATTACGGCTGTAGTCGCGTACTATCTTATCCATGTCGAAGTTGTCAGCTACTTCCGGTTTAACGGCGATTAGCTGTTGTAAAAATTGAAAAGTCTGTTCTATGCCGCGATTCTGAAGAGCTTTTAATGCAAGACTGATACGGCTAGTGATTGTAATCTCAGGTAGAGCAAGACCACGCTTGTTACCACCCGCGTCTATAAGTAGAGAATCGGGAGGAGTACCAAACTTGCCTGCACGGTACAGAATACCAAAAACTCTACGTAATAATGGGTTGAGGAACTCCGTGACTCTACGGTCAAATACGGGAGTGAATTGTTCGAGCTTTTCTGCGAGACGTTGTGAGATTTCATAAGCGGTCATACGCTTATCTAGCAGAGGGTCTGATGCAAGCATCTTGAACATATTAACAAAGAAGGCATCATTGATCATGTCCTTCTTAGTGTTAATCATCTCCATACCTAGCTTGTAATCACCTACAGATGCCCATTCCATAGGCTTACCGTTTGGATCATTACTGTCCCAAGTTGTTATACCACCAGCTCTTAGGTCAACATCACCTTCAAGGTTAGATGGAACTATGACGCGAGGTACAGCATGTAGTTCAGCTAATGAGTCTAAGTATTCTGTTACATAGTTAACCTGACGTACATCAGGGAGTGCTAGGTAAGCTGGGCTATAACCCCATGGACTATCTGTACCCCATTTAGCAAAACGACTTACTAGGTAAGGCATTTCGTCATAACCGGAGATACGGACACATTCTCTGAAGTCTTTTGAAATGTATACCGAGGCTATAGGCTTGTTAGAGCCGTCCTCTCTATTTGGAAGTCTTTGGCTATCTTCACGCGGAAATACGCAATGAACAAAATCAAATGATCTATCCATGCCCTTACCGCTCTTGACCTGAGTCTTCATCTTATCAGGTAGATTATCTTCACCAAACATCTGTACAGCCTGACGACCTGTTAACTTAAATTCACGGCGTACCGTGTCTACTATGCCTTCATCGTTCTCGTCTATGGTGTATGTGCCAATCTTAGTGTTACGAAAATTGAGGGATTCTTTCTTACCTTCTTCACAGAATATACAATCTGTACCAAAGATACCTACGTGTAGATACCCAATGTTCATTACAGAATAGAAGTTGGATCTAGCCAATTCCTGCATCGTAATATCAGAAGCCTTTCCTAGCCATATAGCAGCATCATCCCCGCCTGTCCTAGTCGCCTCTGGTGGCTCAAATTGAGCCCATGGTTCACTACTAGGGGTTAGCCAGTTACGCTGACCAGCAGCCATAGTTTGTGCTGCTTGAATAGCTGTTGTATCAAAAATGCGGTCTGTCCAGCCAGTGATACCTTCTGTTTTGGTAACATTGATGTCAGACTCTTGAGGTAAAAAGTATTGTGAGATTGTCTGCCAGTCTGAATCAAATATAGCTGAACGCTTACTACGTCCAGATTCATACTTGTTTAGCTGTTCGTTAGCTAGTAAATCGGCCATATATTATCCTAGCTTAGCTGCGGTTGGTGAAGGTCCTGTAGGAGGCATGCCCTTGTAACCACCTGTGTCTCCGGCCATTACGGTCTTCTTGATAGACTTCTTCATCATGTTTTGCTGAGCATAGTCTTGTTGCGCCTGTATAACCTCTGCTGAAGATGTGGTTACAGGTGGAGCTGTCACCGGTGTAGGTGCTGCTTGTATTGCTTGTGCTGGTGATCCTCCGCCCATAAAATTAGTAGTTAATCGGTTAATCGTTTCAAATCTGCGGTTTCATAGAACCTAAGGTCTCGTTTATTGTCAATAAGTCGTTCAAAAGCTATCCAAGGAAGCTTATAAGGCATGGATTGTACCGCTTGTTGTATGTCGCCAGCCATAGCAAAGACGTACCAGCAGTCACTTTCTTTCTCATCAAATACGTGCACACAGTCACATATCTGTTCTACGGGTGCTAACCTGCGGCAATTTTTGCCCATTACAAAGTATTCAGGGGTACTAAAAACATATCCATTTCTTAAGAACCATTCCACGTAATCTCCAAACGGAGCTTCTTGTGGATTATCAAAATACTTTTGTGCTATCTTTTCGTAAGGGCTCATTAACTTGCGTTATAACCAATTTGATTACCACTGCCATTATCCGTGTAACCATTAATCAAAGAATTACCAACAGCTGTATTATTATTACAACCAGAATCTATATAAAGACCATTTGATGATCCACCACCTTGCAGAAAACAGTTTGAAATGTTTACGTGTGTAGATCCACCAGTAAGATAACATCCGTAATAAGCAGTAGTTGCATTAGAACCGTCATAAGCTTTTACGTTACTTATAAAAACCTGTTGTGCTCCGTTAATTAAAATAGCTGGTTTACCAAAACTAACACCAGCTCCTGTAGGTATAGCTATTAAAATAAGACCATTGGATATACATGCTCCATAACCAAGTGAATTAATAACTATACCTCTAACATAACTTGGATTGGCTACACCTGTATTATTTGCGCCGTTATCGCTTTGGAAATTAACTAAACTAAAAGCAAACACTTGTTGTAAACCAGAACCTACATATGTAGTGAAAAACTCACAGTTAGATACGCCGTTTACATTGGTAAAGAAATTACCTTGGCTAGAAGCATCTGATGTTGAATCCAGATAGATAGCTTGTCCCCAAAATCTAACATCAATGTTCATGTACATGATGTTAATAGTTCCAGTACACCAAAGACCCCTACCTGATCCAGCACCACCATCGCCAGCCCCAACACTGCTAGCACTTCCATAATGAGTAGTATTACCCATTAAATAAAGATTGGTTACATGAGATTGGCAAACATTGTGAAGTTTTATTCCGTTAATAAAACCTGCATTAGCAATATGATAAGCATATTCGCCAGTTATAACAACACCAACGGCTATATCACTCAAACTAACTATAGGGCTATCTTCGCCAGCACTACTATCAGCAACTGTACCAGTTGTGTAAAAAATATTTAAAGCACACGATGCTGGAGTTGTGTTGTCTGCAATAAAACCTATTCCTGATATTGTTACAGTATTTTTATAAGTATAGCCACTAGTAGAAGATTGTAAGTTTAAACACGTACCTGTGCCTGTGTAAATAATTTTAGATACTTTCCACCCATCTCCTTTAAAAGCTATGTTACCACTAAAAGTTGTTCCCGAAGAAATTAAATCGCTAGTGACTTTATAACTGCCTGCTGGAATATAAACAGTTGCTTGACTTGTTCCAGACGCAGCAGACGCAGCCGATAAAGCTGCTGCAATACAATTTTGAAAAGCAGTTGTGTCATCCGATCCTGTTCCAGCTATTGGATCCCAATTTCCAACACATCCATAATCTTTAACATTATAAACGTAAGATTGTAACCATGCTGGACTAGAGCTTACAGATCCAGTTCCTGATTGTGCCAAATACTTTACTACACCTGCTGTATTTCCAGCAAGTCTAGTTGGTGTACCAGCTGGGCTAGATCCTCCATAAATAGTATCACCCAACGTAGTCATCGGATTAGACAACGCACTTATGGTTGCCGAGCTTAAAGCTGTTACACGACCCTTGGCGTCTATAGTCACAACTGGAGTTGTTGTTGAACTACCTATTGGTCCAGCAGCTGTTACGATAGATGCTAACGTACCACCAGCGGTAACATTAGCAGACCCATCAAATGATGGTGACGTATATGCTAAATCTCCCGTAATGGCTATAGTTCTTCCTGTAGCTAGTTTTGTAGCCGTACCAGCATTACCTGTAATGTTTGTTTGATCGCCTGTATTGGTTCCAGAAATAGATGCCGTACCAGATACGGATAACGTAGGTGTGCTACTGCCAGACAACGTAATACCATTAACAGATGTTGGTGTTATGGCAGCTAATCCCAAAGTAACAGCCCCAGTGGTGAGCGTTGATGGAGTAATACCATTACTACCTGTAATACTAGATACACCACTACTACCAGATGCAGCAGCCCATTGAACCCCAGTACCAGTTGTCTGTAGAAAGTAACCAGACGTGCCTGCGCTACCTCCTGCTGTTAATGTGCCTGTAAGAGTTGTGTTGCCTAATGATGCTCCAGAAAGGGTAGGGCTTGTAGCTAGTACGTTATTACCAGTACCCGTGTTGGTTACGCTTACCAGCTTCTTAGAACTGTCTGTAGCCACTGCGCTAGATGCCGTAAGGGTGGAAGATGTAACATCACCTGTGCTTACAGACGTTGGTGTAATTGCCCCAAGTCCTAAAGTGACACCACCTGTGCTACCAGATTCTGTTATGCCGTTATTTACCGCTAAGCTGGTTACGCCTGTATTGCTTACAACCACTGATCCCGTAGTAGGACTAACGTTTATTCCGCTACCTGATCCAGACACCGAAGTAACTGGGGCTGATGGGAAGGTAATAGCCGTATTTGAGGCCGAAGTTATCTGTCCTTGGGCATTAACAGCTATTGTAGGAACGTGTGTAGTATCACCATAGCTGGACGCTGTAACGCCCGTATTTGCAATAGAAAGTGTTCCTGTCGTCGTTATAGGGCCACCAGTAAGACCCGTACCAGAACCTACGCTAGTAACAGTTCCAGTTCCACCGCTTGTAACGCTAATAGTAACATCACCCACGCCAGACGTAGGGCTGAGTGTTACGTTAGATCCGCCTGATATAATCTTGGTTACACCTGACCCTGTACTACTATTGGTTGTACCCGTAGCGGGTGTATTGTCAGGTTGATTGCCGCTAGCCGTCCTGTCCGTAACGGTGGTGTTAGCTGTATTAGATGTGATGGCCATTAGCGTAGAGATTTAACTTTGTTCTTCCTCTTGTAGCTATTAGAAGACGGACCACGCAACACTCTAATTGGTGTATGCCTACTATTACGGGCTACGTAACTACTACCTTCTAACATACCCAACCTATGCGCTTCAGACATCGTGCGAAGAGCATCCGCACCATGACTAAACTCGTCGTGCACAGGTTTCTCATATATGACGTTTTGATCTGTCTCTTCTCGCTTATGGTAGTATTCCAAGCAATCAAGTCCTGAAGGTGCTGAGGATTCTTTGTCACCGAAACGGCGTGAACAGTTGGTTTTGTGTATGTAGCATCTTGGAAGGATGGATCTGAGTTCATTAATACCAAGCCAAATGTCAGGTGTTCTAGGAACAATTGTGATTCGGCTGAGTCCAGCTTCAGTAAGGTCAGTCTTCCAACTACCACCCCTTCGTACATGATCTGCATCGTGCGGGAGAAAGTTTGTGCGGATAGAGGTTTGATACGTCTCACCCCATTTCTTGATTTGGTTGGCATAATGTCCAACAGTTTGGCCATTGGCAGAATAATAGTCCACTAAGTTAATATGCCTACCTTCCATTTGCACTAGCCATATACACGTATAGTCCGAGTCACCCACATCCCAGAACGTGTCCATAGGTAGGTTAGCTGCCGGCGCAAAGTCTTGTATCTGGTTGTTAGACCTAAGCTTTGCTATCTCGTCGCCATATATAGCTCCGGGTATGGCTGCCGCAAAGGAACACTCATATTCACGCTCATAAGACTCCTTACCCATACTCCTTAACGCCGATTCCAATTCAGCTACAGGCAAAAGCCCAGACACAGATGCAGGCAAGAACATGGTGAAGTACTCACTATCACTACAAGCATTGTCATATAAGCTAAAGAACGAGTTACGACCTTTAGGCGTACCTATCCACAAGCACCAACCTAAACGATCGGACAAAGCAGGCCGTATAACATCCCTAAAGAAGTTGGGATCCATATCCGCCGGCTCATCTATCACACACCCATCCAAGTAGATACCACGAAGCGACTCACTATTGTCCGCACCATACAACGTCACCCTAGCCCCTCTAGGTAGCTCCACATACAACTCAGACTCGCTAACACGTCTGTTTGGCAGGTTGGCTGTAAAGTCTTTGAGGTAGGTCCATGCTATAGCCTTACTTTGCGTGCGATAGGGGGATATGTAAGCAAACCGCGGGCTAGTCTTAGGACATAATAAAGCTCCCCTTATAAGCTCATTCAATGAACTCACTGTCTTACCACTACGCCTATGGGCCACTACCACCTTCCATCTCTTGTCCGTCTCATGTAACGGAACAAACTGATCACGAGGCACATACAACAAATCAATCTCTTGAGTAGACATATTACGGGGGGCTTATCTTGTTGATGGGTAGGGGGTTATTTTATTGTCATATATACGCGTCACAGCGTACACCAAGGGGCAC